CCAGCGTGACCACGTCGGCGCTTTGCACGTACTGGATGGCGCGCACGTCGGCGCCCGCGTAGGGCGTCGGAATCTCGTAGTAGCCGGCCGTCATCGGGAACCAATACGAGGCGTTCGGCGGGTCTTGGTTGGAATGCGCGGCGATGCAGTAGTAGGTCACGCCGCCATCAAGGGCCATGTCGCCGACCGCGTAGCTGGTCGCCCCGGACCACGCCGTTGCTGATGGGACGACGGCACCACCGTTGCGATAGACGCGGAGGTACAAGTTACCGAACTCCAGCACATAGGTCTGCTCGGCGTTGAATACGAACTTGATCAACCGCGGCGCGACCGCTCCGCCCGTGCGCGCGGGGGCAACCAGCTTGGAGCCGGGGCGATTGGTTACGCCGCCGTACCGCTGCACCAGGCAGTTGCGGCACTCCTTGAGTCCGGTCTGGTATTTGGACTGATCGGCGCGGCCGGCCAACTCGGAGCCGATGATGCCACCGGCGAAGGATCGCAGGATGACGCTAGCCATCGGCGAGTCCTTCGCGCGCTGCGACAAACGGCCCGTCATCGTTGGGCCGGCGTACGGTCTCGTTGCCGACATCAGCCATAGCGATGCCCAGCGCCGTCCTGTAGCCCTGCCGGGCAGCCTGCCGGTAGGACTCGGCGGCAGTCAGGGGTTGGGCAAGGCGAATGGCCAGCGCGTAGGCCAACACGTCGACGAACGCATCCGGATACAGGCCGGTGTTGACGACGCGCGACGTGTAGGTCAGGACCGCGTCTTCGGCGTCGGTTAGCACCGTGTGGCCGCTGCTGTCGCCGCCGATCTCGTAGTCCTCGCCGACCGGGTCGTCCCTGGTCAGGTTCACGCCGCTGGCGCGCACGTAGTCGGACGGGGCGCGGTAGGCGTAGTTCCAAACCTCACTGTCGTAACCGCTGACGGTGGCAAGCGACACCACGCGCTTGGCGAACGGCCAATGGATGGCGCGCAGGGCGGTGCCGACCGCGATGTCCCAATGGGTGCGGCAGGCAAGCCCGGCCGTGGATTCGTCGGCGTCGAAGTCGTCGATGGTCGCCGACATACCCAGATGGCCCAGCGCAAGATTGCAGATGGCCGCCTGACTGAAACTCATGGACTAGCCTTCCTGCAAGCAATGAGGGGGCCGGGGTATCCCGACCCCCTCGCGGGTGAACATCCGTGCCGGTGGTCTACCGGAGACGAATGGCTGGCGTCGCCTTCGTCTTGGGATCCGGCGGCTTGGTGCGGTTCTTCGCGTAGGCCGCGAGCTTGACGGCGTTGCGCTCGCGGTCCCGCTTCTCGATGGGGTCCATCCAGCCGCCGAGGTCGGCATCGGCCGCGATGTCGAAGACGTCGCCGATCTCGCGCAGGCAGCCATAAAAGCCACGCGCCAGGGCGCGGACGCGCACGGTGGTCGCAGGCTTGGGCGGTTCGATGGGGTCGGCCATGGGTCAGCCTTAGGCGTCGTAGCCGTTGGTGAACTTGCCCTTGGTCGGCGAGGTCGGGATGCTGCCCTTCTCGGCGAGCCAGGCGGTGACGGTCACCGTCGGGCTGGTGCCGCCGCCATCGAACTGGACGCCCAGGTATTGCAGGGTCGCCATGTTCTCGGGGATGTCGATGGTATGCAGGGTATTCACGGCCAGCGCAGCGTAGGTGATCGTCTTAGTGGCAATGGTCGTGCCGCTGTCGATGGTCGCTACGTCGTCGGTGATGACATTGAAGACGTAGGTCTCGTTCGTGGTCGTGCCGTCTGCGGCTACGTCCACATTGATGCAGACCTGGAGCGGCTTGCCCGAACCGAGCAGGCCGGCGGCCTTGAGGTCGATCACGTCGGTGAACTTCTCGTCCGCGTCGGTCAGGGCCTGGGCGGTGCAGAAGGTGAGCAGCTTGTCGATCATGGCCATGGTAAAAGGCTCCGAGAGAGTGGGTGTTGCTGACGGCGAGGCCCAGCCGCCACGATGACGGCTGGGCTCGCGTCCGTGTGCGAGCAGCGGATCAGACGATGCGGGCCTCGGTGTTCAAAAGCGCGTCACAGATGCACACCGGCATGCCGGCGATCATCGTGACGGGCTTGCCGGCGACGGTCTCGAAGGTGGTCTGGTAGGCGCTCTTGCTGAGGGCCTGGATGCGCAGCCACGTCTCGGCGGTGCGGTTCATGCAGACCACGCGCTTGCCAGCGCCCGAGCGGGGCAGCTTGCCCATGCCCTCGATCAGCTTGACCCAGAGGTCGGCCGGCGCGGTGTTGGCGCGCAGGGTGCTGACGTCGATGTTGCAGAGGCGCACGCCACAGGTCCAGTTCTCGACCACCAGGCCGAGTTGCCAGGTCAGGGTCTCCTTGTAGGCCTCGAAGGTCGCGCCCGCGACGCCAGCGGCGTCAGCCACGTCGACCAGGCGCCGCGCGCCGCGCTGGACACCAGAGCGGCCACCCTGAGGCAGCAGGCCGCTGATCTTGCCTTCGCCGAGGTCCAGGATCCAGATCGACAGGTTGTCGCTCTGGGTGCCGCCGCAGTCGATGACGTTCTCAGCACTCAGGGCGGTGCCCGAGGTCACGGTCGAGTAGTGCGGCGCGAGGCCGGTGATGCGCTCCGGGTTGGTCTCTTCCGACTCGTAGAAGAGGGCGGTCGTGGCCTGCTGGGCGAGACCTTCGATGGCCAGCATGGTCTGCTTGGCCATCATCTCGTCGACCTTGCCGGCGCCGCGCTTCTCGGCGAGGTGGCGGTCGACCACGATGGGCAGTTCGATCATGCCGGTCTGGGCGCGGATCTGCTGCGTGGTCGCCTTGCCGGGGCTACGGCCCTGGTTGTAGCGGACCCATGCGCCGGACGGCAGGCCCGTGACGATGGTCGTCTGGTGCGCCGTGCCGTCGTTGCACTCCTGGAACGGCAGGTAGTCCCACAGCTCGTTGGTCTGGGCGAGGAGGTTGACCGGATTGGCGATGTTGCCGTTCGGGTCCTCCATCTTCGCATAGTCGGCGAGGGTGAGGTTGTATCCGGCGATGGTGGCCATGTGCGACTCCTGCCCCCGCCAGGGGGCCGCCGGATTGAACCGGCTTTAAGGTGGTGATCGGTGAGGTCAGGTCTTGGCTGGGGGGTAGAGCATCTGAGTGAGCGTCTGAGGGCCGGTGCCGGCCGATGGGCCAGCGCCAACAGCGAACGTGTCTTCGCGGTTCTGCTCGCCGAGATGCGCGAACAGGCGCACGACGGCCGGATGGTCGCCATAGCCGGTGTCGGTCAGGATCTTGGCGATGCCTGGCGCAATGCCGGCGTCGATCTTGGTGATGACCTGCTGGGCGCGGGCGATGGTGGCCGCGAACTTCTCGCCGCCGATGGTCTTGTCAGCCAGGATCTCGGCGTGCCAGTCGGTCTTCTGCTTGGCCAACGCGGCGTCCATGTCCTTCTTCGCCTGGAGGGACGCGGCGTGTGCATCCTCAACCAGCTTCTGCGCCTTCTCGGGCGCGATGCCGTAGGCCCTGGCGCGCTCGATGATCTTGGGCAGCGCGGCTGGGTCCATGCCCTCGGGGGCTTTGAGATTGTAGACTGGTTCGGCCGGAGCGGCAGCGGGAGCGGCGGCAGGCGCGACCACAGCCGGCGTTGATGCCGGCGTGTTAGGCGCGGCGGCCGGTGTGGTCGGCGCTGCCGCGGCGGCGGGCGCTGCTGGTGCAGCGGGCGCGGGAGCAGCGGGAGCAGCGGGAGCAGCGGCCTCGGACATGCGGCGATCCTATCGCGTTTCCGGTACGTCAAGACGGCTTGGCTTTTGCAACTCGCCAAGCATCGGGCCGATGGCGGTTGGATTGGCCTCGGTGATCTCGGCGAGCAGCCACAGGGCGATGTTGCGCTCACCCGAGCGGAGCGCATCAAGCCGCGGATTCTCCGCGTCGAACGTCTGACGGAGCGGGCCGCACTTGGCCAGCACGCGCTGGAGGAATCGACATCCGGCCTTGGTCCGCAGTAGTTCGTCGATGTCGGCCAGTTCGACGGCGCGCAGGCGTTGCGCTTCCGTTTGCTGGTCGAGTAAGGCTTGATCGTCGTCGGTCATCAGACAGCGCGTGCGTTGAGCGTGACCTTCATGACTTCGCCGCTGGTCGGCGTATAACCGGCCGTGGTTACCAGCAGGCCATACAGTCTGCCGCCCGACGAGGTGACGCGCAGGTTTGGCGAGACCTGTGACCAGAGCGAGCTACCTAGGTCGGCTGGCGTGAACTCGATATATCCCTGGTAGGCGCCGCGATTCGTCGCGCTCGACAGATCCCATGCGGCGTTGTCGAGGATGGCGTCGGGGGCGCTGCTGTAGAGATGCAGTCGCAGTGTGGTCATCCCGGCCGGAATGGTAGCCAGGTCGATACGCAGGGTGGCGCCGTGGATCACGGCACGCACCGGCACATTGTCGAAGACGTGGATGGCATCGCCCGCGTTGGCGGCCACGCTTGTATCGGCCTGGCCGATTACATCGCCAGCTGTGTAGGCGGTTACGTTCGCCGGCCGCGTGATGGTGACGCTTGGGTCGGCGCTGGGGGTCGTGACTTCCATGATGTGTCCTTACGGTGCGTCGGCGAGGGCGATGGGGGTGAGGCAGAGGATGCGGACGCGCACGCTGCCGACCGTGAGAGCGGTGTCGCCGGCGGCGCCGTTGTTGGCGCAGGCGAACAGGGCGATATCCGACTGCGCCGCCAGCGGCGTCAGGACAGGGATCGGGGTAATCTTGGCGTTCTTGGTCAGGGCGGCCGACAGGCCATATGCGTCCTCGTCGCCGCCGGCAATACCAATGCCGATCTTGGTCGTAGTGCCGCCGCCGGTGACCGCGGATTCGACGTTGGCAAGCACGCCCAGAATGATGGTCCCGGCGGCCAGGTTCGCGCCGGTGATGTTTTTCGACATCGCGACGTTATCGACAAAGCTGACGGTTGCCTCGATGAGCAGTTCCTGCCAGCCCTCGGCGGCGGTCTTGCCGAAGCCGCGGGTGATGGCGCCGGACTCGGCCGCGTGGTTGTGCTGGATGCGGCCGGAAGTCATCACCATGCCGCCGTCCTTGACCAGCAGGCTGTCGATGGTTACTCCGGCGTCGCTGGTCTTCTCGTTGATCTGGTCGGTGTAGACCTGGGAGTCCTTCATCTTCACGCCGTCCGCGGTCACGCCTGCCGCGGCGGTTTTCTCAACGATGGTGTCAGCTACGACTTGAGTGGTGGCGGTGACGACAGGCGCCTCGATGCCGCTCGCGGTGATCTTAAACACGGTGGTTCCGTCTGAGGCGCGCGTCTCTTCCAAGACATCCACGGCCTCGGTGGCGCTGACGGCGTAGGACGTCAGGACCGTGGCCGGATCCGTGGTTGGGACACGTGCGTCGAAGCGGAAGCGGCGGGGTCCGGTGGATTCATTGAGTACGGTGCCCGTGGCGCTGACGGTGCCGGTCCAACGCTTGACGTCGCGCCAGGCGCCGGGCTGCTCGGACCATTGCAATGCGACCTCGACACCGGCGTCGATAGTGCCGACGCTGGACCAGGTGAAGGAGCCGCCGGGGCGGACGAACAATTCATCGCTTGCGGCGCCGGGCGCGGCCTGTTCGGTGTAGGTCTTGGTGATGCTGGCCATGGTATTCCTACGCTGCTGCGCCACTGCGGGCGGTGATGAGGTCGGTCAGGGCGTTGTCGCCCCTGGTGTCGGTTTCGCTCAAGAGTTTGGCAGCGTCGGCCGCCTGGACGTTCTGCTCCGCGGCCACGGCTTGCGCCTGTGCCTGTGCGCGCTGCTGCCGGATCGCGTTGCGCTCGTCGTCGGAGCGAACGATGCGGCTGGTGACGCCCAGCATGTCGTGGTATTCCAGGGCGATCTTGTCCTGGTCGAAGTTGTCGACCACGTCGGGCTTGATGCCGGCGATGTTGCCGATGCTGCCCAGCAGGCGGTCGAGGGCGCCAAGGCCCAGCATCTTCTGGACCTGGGCCAGCGTGCTGACGTAGCGCACATTAATGCGCTTGCCCTGGACTTCCTGCGGCGGCTCGCTGAACAACCCGCGGGCCAGCATCGACTGGAACGACCGATTGATGAGCGGGTCGAGCAGTTCGTCGTTGAGGTTTTCCAGCACCGGGCCGACTTGCAGGATCTTCTCTTCCTGCTTGGCGCGGATCTCTTCGGCCGTGATCTGCCGGCGGTCGCTGCCGCTGATCATCAGGAACAGGTCGGCGAAGCAGGCTTCGCGGATCTGCTGGCGCGCGTCCTGCACCAGCGGGAAGACCTTTTCCTGCTGGAAGGCGTGCACGTCGTAGAGGGTGCCGACCGTTGGCTTGCCGCCCGACGTCTCGTCGAAGTAGGTGATGCCGCCGGGCACCTGAGTAACGGCCTTGCCCTGGAGCGACGACGGCGCGACCAACGGCGGGTCTGCCTGCTTGGCCGTCGCCTTGTCAATCGCGCGCTTGTACGCCTGGAGCGCCTTGGCATGGCCGCGGATCTGCTTGCCTGGCCCCTGACCGTAGGCGTTGCGGCCGGTGGTCTCCCAGCGCGGGCAGAGCACGGGGAAGGAATCGAAACCGGCGCGCGACAGGAAGCGGTCGTCCTTGGTGGCACCGACCGCCTCGTAGTAGACCGAGAGATAGCGCTTCTCGCGCGAGGTGATGCCGTTCGGGTTGTGGTCCTTGTTGGCGACCACCACGTGCACGATGTCGATAGCCTCTTCACGCCGCTGCGGACTGGCCCAGGCGGTTGCCAGCGCAGAACTGATGTTCTTTTCGCTAAACTTCTCGACGATCTGCCGCACCGTCATCTTGAACTCACGGACGATGCAGTCGACGCGGCGCTTGTGGTTCGTGCTCAAGTAGTACGTGCCGATGGCCAACGACTCAAAGCGGAATACCTCTTCGTCGTCCTCTTCCATGACAACGGCGTCGAAGCCAAACGCGGCGCAGTTGCCATAGGTCGTCGGCAGGACGTTGTAGAGATTCGACGCGGCGAACGCCGCCAGCATGCGGTCTCGACATTCCTCCAACCAGGCGGACACCGAGCCCGAGGCGGGGCCGTCGGCGGTGTCGAGCTCGAACCACACACGCGACGGATTGGTCACGCCCGAGTGCAGGCCAGATGCGCACGTGCGGATCGCGCGCACCGGCGTGTCGTCCAGCATGTAGTCGAAGCCCGTGGCGCTCGGCTTGTTGTGCTCCGACGTCGACCATTGGCAGCGGTCGGGGAATACACACTTGTCGATGTCCCGCAGCGTGGGCTCCCACACGGCGCGCTCGTTCTTGAGCTGCCCGCGGATCGCCTCCAGTTGCGACTTGAGCGATTCCACGTTACATGCCCAGCAACGTCTTGGTGGCGATGTCGGCCGAGCCCAGACTGGTGCCGGCGGTCAGGATCGAGCCCGAGCGGCCGCCGGTGGTGATGCTGGCGCGACGGCGGCGCTCCAGTGCCAGCGGGTCGACGGTCTTTTCGGCGCGATTTACAGCATCGGCGCGCGCGGCCGCGGTTGCCTCGTTGGCTTTGTCGATCTCCGCCTGGGCCTTGCCCGCTGCCGCGTCTCGCATGTTGTCGCGGACCGACACCGCAGCGTCACGGGCCGGAAGTAGGCCGGCGGTGAGTAACGGTGCGCCCACATTGAGGGCCATGCCGAGCGGGTCGTCCTTGGCCCGGTCCCATAGATCGCTGGCGCCCCCGGTGACTTTATCCCAGGCCCCTCCGCCACCGCCGCCTCCGCTCATGGTGCGCTCGCTTTCTCAGCGTGTGCCAGATGCCTGGACCACACGATTTCCGTAGGGTTGTAGCCGATGGACCGCAGCACGGCGCCGAAGTCGTGTGCGGTCGGGACGAATTGATAGACGACGCCCACGCCGTGCTCGCGCAGGTAGGCGTCGCATGTGGAGATGAGCCCTTGCGCGTTCCACCCGGCGCGGTGGTTGGGGTCCAGGTAGATCGCGTCCTGATAGGCGGATAGCATCTTGGCGTGCGGGTGACGCCGGATGGACATGGACAGATACCCGACCAGGCGCAGCGCGCCGGTACGGGCGGTTACCAGCACATGCCCGCCCCGCTCTTCGGCCGCGGCATAGGCGGCTTTGTCGAGGCTCAGACCGCGCGGAAGGTCGCTAACCTCCGCGTAGTGCGCGGCCGACAGTGGGGCTAGTTCGTCCCACAGGTCGGTGATCCGCTCGACGGCATAAGCCAACGCCATGGGGCGAGCGTAGCGGGATCATCGGGGACCGCGACGGCTTGGCTTTTGCACAGGGTAAACGAAGAACCCCGGCCTTGCGGTCGGGGTCTGTCGTAACGCTGTCGGCTGGGTTGCGTCAACCCACTGCTGCCTTGCGGCCTCCAGTGGTGCTCTGCACTCTCGTTGAACGGCCCTAATTGGGGGGCCGCGCCTCTGGTTGAGGGTCGTCTCTACGCCGGCTGCACGACCTGCACTAGGGCGTCCTCGATTGCCTGCGGGGTGCAGTACCAGCGACCGCCGATGCGCCTGGCCTGGATCTTCCCGGCGATTAGATATCGCCGCAGCGTCGCGGCTGACAGCGGAACGCCGGACCTTTTCAGCGCTTCGGCGGCCGGCACTTCATTGCGCACTATGTTCATGCTGCGTATTATGCTGCGTTTTATCGCTAAGTCAACGCACCGCATGGGGGTCAAACTCAATCTGGCTCACCGTCGTTCGCTCGGCACCGGCCAGCGTCCGTCCCTTTCGCAGCATCTTGACGGCGAAGGTCAGGGCGAGGCCGTCGGCGAGGTCGGGCGACCAGCCAAGGCGTGCTTTGATCTGTTCTTTCTCTTCCAAGCGCAGCTTGCCGTTCTGGAGCCAGTAGGTTGGCGCGCTCAGTTCGCGGGCGAGCTCGGGGATCTGAGGCAGGCTGCCGCCCTCCTTGACCCATTTGGCCATCTCCCACCACATCTCCGACCGCTTGTTGAAGAAGCGCGCGTCAGAGGGCGAGCCGCCGAATTGGATCTCATGGGGGTGATAGTTGGCTCGGTGCAGGTAGTCGCACACGCCGCCGCCGTAGCCGCCCGAGCCATCCACGCACATGCCGTCCGCGTCGTACTCGTGCGCCATGACCGCCGCCCGGCCGCCGATTTCGTCGGTGCGTTGGCTGCGTAGGATGACCGGTTGCGATCCGGCGAGGCCTTGGCGCGGGAAGAGCACCGTCCGGTCGTTGCCGAAGCGCGCCACGTCGATGCCGATGATCTTGGGCGCGAAGTCGAATTGATCCGGCCTCAGATGCCGGCCGAAGCAGCGCTCGACCTCGTCGGCGGTCACCAGCACGTTGACGCCACCAGGCGGGAATAGGCCCAGGATATAGGCCATCACCCATGGGTTATCACGGCCATATTGCGTGATCTGCTCGGTTGCCCAGACGGGGTCAATGCGCGGACTGCGCTTCGGGTCGTCCGGGTCGGCCGTGATCGTCACCACCTTCCACTTGTCGCGCCTGGTCACGGCGGATTCGTAGAGCAAGCCCTCCTGGCTGACGGGGTTGCCCGCCTGAATGATGAGCCCGCACCGGCAATTGCCCATCGCCTGCTCGGCCGCGCGGCCGATGGACGGGCTGATGTCGCCCGATTCGTCGATCAAAACAAAGGGGAACTCGGAGTGGAGGCCCGACAGGCTACGGCCCTGCTCGTCGCCGTTCGCGCTCTTGCTGAATGAACGGGCCGATAAGAACCACGTTTCCGGGTGATCCTTCGCAAATATGCGCTCCTTCTGGTACTCAAACGCGAATTGCAGGAACTTGCTCCGGTTGCGCCACTTGGCGAGCTCGGGCCAGAGGTTGTCTCGTAAGTTGTCGGCGGTCGTCGCTATCGCCGCGCCCTTGGGATGCTGGCCAATGTCGCCGTAGCAGGACAGGAAGTACCAGCCAATCCACGCCAGGGCCGCGGTCTTGCCGGGGCCAGCGCAGGCCTTCATACAGATACGATTGATGCCGGTTGGCGCCAGGGCGCGC